GTATTGCATTGTTGATACCACTTGGAGCACAACCCTCACTAATATCAATAGAATTGATAGTAGAGTTGTTACCTGCGGTAGTATCATACTCTTTTATTCCAGCCATTTTTTTTATTGTTCTCCTTTTAAGTTATTATACAACATCTACTGTTGTTCTTGTTGTTGACTAATTGCTTTGTCTAAAAATTCTGCTGGTTCTCTACTTAGATCAGCTAGAACATTGTTTAATATATAAGTTTTAAACCATTTGCTTAATGGTTCGGCATTTTTAGGCAAATCCTCTTGTAACATTTTGATAGCTAATTCGGGATCTAGCATCGCATCAATCATTATTTGTTCTGCAACTTCAGTAGGATTAAATCCTAATCTACTGGATAACCATTGAGAAATAGCAAAAACACCTCTTCCTTTAACAATACCATACCAACTAGCTAAGACTATTCTCAATCTGTTACTAGCCTCTGATAAAGGTCTAGTAGGAGATCCAGTGGTAATTTGTGCATTGATAGCATCAAAAAATACTAATTGATCTCTAACATCTTTTAATATTTTCATTTCTTTAGGGGAATAAATTACCTCTAAAGCCTCTCTAGTTGATTGATTTTGAAACAATCCATCTATAGTACTTTTGCTTAGATAATAAGCGTCAATGTCTCCAGGAAGTTGTTTACCTGTTGTGATTTGTTTGATATATTCTCCTATAGATTTTCTAAAACCTAAAAAAGCCTCTCCAGTTTTATCTTCTTTTAGATAAGAAACAGCTTCTTGCATTAATCTTTTTGGATTTGGTGATGATAAAATTGTAGTCACAGTTTGAACTGGATTTTTATTTAAAAACAAAGAAGCAGTGGTCATTTGTCTTAGTTTAGTTTTGTCTGATAAAAGACCTTTTGCTTTTTCCATTTTATTTTGGAAATCTTTTAATGATTCTACTTTTTTACCAAAAGTTTTCTGATAGGTATCTATTTCTTTTTTAATAGCTGGGAATCTTTTTAATATTTCATAATAATTTTCTTTAAACTTTTCTATTCTACTAGGAATAAATTCTCCTTTTGTTCCTGTAATATAGTTAGCTAAATCAGTTATTAAATAATCTCTAACAGCTTCCTTAGCAACAACCTCATTATCAGAACCTTCTATTATATTCTTTAAGTTTTCGGCAGCCTCTAATGCACCGCCTTTTTTGGTGTAAATAAACTTACTAGCTAGTTGACTCTCAGGAATAGCAGCAGCACCTTGTTGATATTTTTTAGCAAACTCATTCCCAACACTAGTTCTAAATTTAGGAACAAATGTGTTCTTATAAAAATCAAAAGCTCTTTTAGCTCTTTGCCCAAAAGCATCATTTCTTTTAGCTACTTCTTCAACTAAACCATCGATTACTTCTTTTAGTTCTGTTAATCTATTAGCTACTTCGCCACCTAATTGAATATCAGCCCTAGAACCCCTTATTGCCTCTGATAGGTAAGGTCTAATACTTTGTAAGTCTCCATAAGATAGAGGTCTTTGTTTCTTTGGTCTAATTGCTTTTTGGATCGGCACAAAACCAATAACTTTATTCTTTGGAATTTTTTCGCCTTTTAAATATTTTTGCAAATCTTTAATAAAACTAAATGATTTAACCCTATCTGGTGTAGTATCATCTAAAACACCTCTTGTTGAAGTAATGTCTTTCATAACTTCTTTTAATGATTTTGTTGTGTCTCCAACTTCTACTTTTAGATTAGGATCAATAGTTAACTCAAAATTAGGATCGATAGCTTTATATAAATCGTTTTTTTGAGTAGTTGTTCTTACTAATTCTTCAGATACAGCTTTTTCTAATTTAATAGATGCTTGTGACTTTATTTGTGAAGGATAAGAATTTTGAAGATCATTAACAATTTCTGTTAGGTCATCTTGTGCTTCTCTAACCTTAATATCTTTATCTTTTAATGTTGCTTCAACAAAGTCTTGAGAAGATATGCCCGATCCTACTTTTGGTATTAACTTATCTCTTTCTTGAGTAAGTTGTTTAATATTAGAAACTCTTCTGTCAAAAAAGAATTTGTTAGTTTCTGCTTTGTTAACTAATCCTTTTTCTAACCCTATTAAACCAATGTTTTTAGATATAGTTCCTGTAGTTGGTTTGACTCCAACTTCTTGTGCTCTAGTAATATTTTGTTGTAATGTATTAATTAAGTTATTTCTAGCTTCTTCATTAACAACAAATTTCCCGTCTTTTATTTTTAATATATCAGCCTCTTTTGCTATATTGGTAGCAACATTCTCTTGCATTTTTGTTTTGGAAAAAGGAGTTGCAAATTCTTTAAACACACCACCAACAAAAGATCCAACTGGTTTAATAAATTTACTAATAGCAACATCAGCAACTGGCCCAGCAACCAATGTTTCAGCACCTACTTTAGCTCTTTTCATTATATTAGAATCAGCTTGTTGAATGTCAGTAGGCCCACCTACTAAATCTCCTAATGTAGCTGCATCTTGAGGGTTAGTGACAACAAAATCTGCTAATGCTGCTCCAGTTAAACCACTAATATATTCTATAATTTTTTGTGGTTTGCCTTTTAATTTGTTAAGAATAGGAACTGCTTCTTTTAGTTTTTTTGATTTTAATAATAATTGAGTACCTTTAAAAGCAGTTGTGGCTGGTAATCCATATTGAATTAAAGTAGAAGTTAGATCTTCAAATGTTCCGCTAGTTTTAACTTCAGGAATTGTTTCGTCTATTTTTTTAGCAATATCTTCTTTTCCTGCTATATCAAAAGGTAATTGTAATGTACTAGAGAGTATGTCTCTTCCAGATTTTAATAATGGAGTAGCTCCACCTAATGTACTTCTTAAAGCAAATTTCTTTAATGGATCTCCTTGTGTTGCAGCATTAATGTCAATTTCTATCTGTTTACTTTTAGGTTCTTGTTTAACTATTTTAGTAGGGCCTAAAAATCTATATTCAAACTCTTCTTTAGATAGTTTGTCGGAATAAAACTTATTATAAGTCTTGTCAGACAAGGTTTGATCATCTAACTTATCGTATTGGGGATATTTTTGCCTAAATTGATTGATATCCATTTAATCTAAATAACCTAAAGGATCTTCAAGTTCTAATTGTTGATCATAGTCATAAGGATCAATGCCATAATCATAAATACTATTGGAAAGTCCAGCGTTTGGATTAATTTTATTAAAGAAAGTCAAATTAGACTGTGCTCTATCTTCCGCTCTTTTTCTATACATTTCTAAAAGACTGATCATATTTTGAGGACTATTTGAAATTCCTTTTATTTGATCTAAAGCAGCTCTAAAATCAGCATCAGTAATTCTCCCGTCTGGGTTATTTGCTTTTGCTATAGAATAAGCAATTGTTGTATATAGAGATCTTTTTTTATCACTTTGACCAGCAATTTCTTCTAATAAGTCTTTGTTTTTTCTTAAAAACTCACTTTCACTAATTTGTTTACCATCACTTGACAAAAATGTTAAATTTAATGTTTGGTCTATTGTATTTCTAATATTATCAATTGCTGTCACTGTTGCAGCTGGGATATCTGCTGTTAAAGTTTTTGGATCTTTTAAAATATCTGTTAATAAATCAATATCTTGTACTAATGTTCCAGTATCTCTTAATTGAGTTATTATTTCTGTCTCAATTTTTTGACCACCTATTTCACTAGGAGTACCAGATATTTGTACTTTCTTTAACTGAGATCTTGTTTCTACTGGAAGAGATGCAAATTCTTGTGTTGTTAATGTTTGAGTACTACCATCTGGTAGTGAAAAAGTCATAATATCAGAAGCAGATAATTCTGGTGGTTGGGTTGCCTCATATAATGTAGTTCCTAGTTCTAAACCTTGTAAGGCTCTAGCTAAGTCAGATTGTTCTTTTTGTTGTAATCCCGCTTGAGCACCAGTACCAGCAGCTAAAAGAACTTCTCCTAGCCCGACAGGTCTATCTCTTACTCCCATTAAAGGAAGAACACCTGAAGATGCACCGAGTAAACCAGCTTGTAATCTTGTTTGTTGTGGAGATAATAGACTCTGTAGTTGTTTTGGATCTGGCATTAATTGAGGAATTAAACCAGCATATTTTTCGTATATATTTGCCATTATGCAAATGCTCCTAATAGACCACCGCCAATCGCACCAGCCATTGGGCCAATTCCTGGAACTAAACCAGCTAACTGAGCACCACCTAAAGCACCACCTAACAAGTTAGCACCTAAGTTTCTATAGATAGGTTGTGCAGATACTGTTTGTTGAGATGTTGGAGCACCAATCGATGCTAAGTATTCTCTTAGTTTAGTGTAAGGTTTTTGTTGTTCAAATTGGAATCTTTGCATTGCATCCGCTAGGGCAGCTTCTTGCATTGCTTCACGTTGTTGACCAACTTGTGCTAGTCTTGAAATATCAGCATAATCTTGTTGTGCCATTTGAGGAGCTAATTGAGCAGCTTGTAATTGTCTTGCTCTTTCTTGTTGATATGCACCACCATAGATTTGTGAAGCAAGATCACCGAGTCTTTGACCAGCAGTTTCTGCCATTGCACCAGAACCATATCTGCCACCTTTGGCAAACATCGAACCTAATTGGCTTTGAACATCACCCGCAGCTCTTTGGAATGTTTGTTGTAAGTAAGGGTTAGTTGCTGGATCTAAGTATTGACCAGATAAAATGTTTTGAATTTCTTGTTGTGCTGAACCAAGTAATGGACTACCAGCTAAAGCACGTTGTTCTTGTAATCGCATTGCAGCTTCTGTTTGACCAGAAAAAGGCACATAGGTAGCCTCTGGGAAGTATTGAGGTACATCTGACTGATATAACTGTTGTGCTTGTTGTAGAGCTTCTTCGTAATATGGTCTAGTAAACTCAGAAGGTTCTGCTGTTACTGTCGTTGCTTGTTGTGTTGGTTGTGATCCTTTACTCATTTTAGTTCCTTTACAAAATATACTGCTTGAGGTTTATAATCTCTCAAAACTTTTGTCCATCCTTTCCTTCCAACAATCTCTAATCGTTGGCAGTTGTTTCTTTTGGCCCAATCTTCGACTTTACTTGTCACTAGGTCTAGCCATGATTCCATATTAGAGCCACCAGCTAAAACCCAACGCATCACCCTCAGTTGAGGATAATCGCAAACCTCAGTAACAAAAGATGCTTCTATTCCGTCATTCCAACTAATCCATAGTTGCATCCTATTTTGCTTTATATACTCAAGTATATCATAACTAGAGTATGATCCGTCTAAGGCTTTCTCTATTTGGGGTTTAACTTGTGACCAAATAAACTCTAAATCTTCTACAGGTACTTGTGTTATTACCCTACCCAATGATGACATATTTAAATGTTCTTGTACTTGAACCAGATCCATGATTCATAGTCGCTGTTCCATTGCCAATATCAGTAAAATGAATATGGGCATTAGCAGCATTATTAGTTGTAGGCATTAATAAAATAACACTATTACCACCTATTCTTGCATCTGTTAGAATAGTCGTTGTACTAGAGTTTGTTAAAGTTATTTCACCTGTAGAGTTAATCTTTCCATCTAAAATATTATTAATAGCATTAGCAGTTAATCGATTCTGTTCATCTTGATTATCTGTAAATGTAGGTACTTTAAGAAAGTTCTGTGTCATCGTTTACCTTCATTAACGAGTTCAGCATCAAATCCTAAACAATCATCAAAGTCGCCTGTAATATTTAATTGAACTTTATGATATCGACCAGTACATCTCATGGGAGCATCACCACTATCCGTTAGACTAATAGCAGATTTTAGTGTCTCTGTATCTCCTTGTCGATCAATAGAAGAAGTTTGAACTGTTGTTGTTCCCCCACTTACAATAGGTCGAACATTTCTTAAACTTGATCTTCTTCCTTCTAATTCTATTTGACTAGATAATAATTTAGCAGTTCCTGGTGTACCCGAAAAGGTAGCTAGTTTTTTATCAGTATCAAAAGCAGATAAGAATAATCTTGATCCTGCCCAAAAGGGTGAATCTAAGGATAGGTTAAGATCATCAATACTAGCACTAATCGTATCTAGTTCTTCTAATGTATAACCAGGTGTTTGTGCTTGTCCTAAGATTTGTGTATTAACTTCTCCTGTTGACCAGCGTTGGGTTAAATAGTTATACATAATTAATTTGTTTAACTCTCCACTTGAACTTTGAGAAGGATAAGCCCAAACAATTAATTGATTACGAGGATCAACAGCACCTGAGATTCTATCCGAGTATGTATTGGATAAATCATTAAAGAAAAACTTGTTTATTTTATTAGCACCAATCGGAACAGATGTTCGACCATTGAACATATAGAAACCATCTTCTGCTAAGAAGTAATAACTGTTTGCATATTGAACAACACTGCCTGATTTTAATACGCCTATATTAGAATCTACTTTTGTGAATTGAAAAATTAATGGAGTTCCCACATAATCGCCACGATAAATAGCTCGTTCCATAAAGGCGACAAGATACTCTCCACCTTTAATCATTTGGAGTTGTCCATGATCTCCGACTAAATCTTGGAAATCAGATTGAGTGGTTTGAGATACAGTGAAATCAGTAGGATCATTAATGGCAGACCAACGAACTCGTTGTGATTGACTCGCATTATAACCAGTCACTAAAAAGTCTCTGACAGTAGTAACAAACTTTGTCTGTAAAGAAACTAAATCAGCAAATTCTGTGGATGTTCCAATTTCATAAGATTGAATATTTTGTCCAATAGCAGAAGCAATAATACGATTACCAAAGATGGTAAAAGACCATTGACCTAAACTTGATACTGTGTATCCACCAGATTTAGAAACATCACTAAAAGAAGAACCATCTAATAAATATAATTTAGAGCTGTCTCCCGCTATAACTCGTATTGTTCCGTCAGTAGAACGTAATACTGCTAATCCTTGTGCTCTATTATCTAAGGCATCAGAAACAACATTAAGACTTGGAAGAGGTTTATAACCATCTCCATAAGGAATAACATTATTGGCTTCTAAACAACCAGGATTACGATAATCAGGTAAGTCCTTTAACAATTCTCCAAATTTTACAAAACTCATTTTTTATCCTTTATGCAGCTTCCCACGTTTCGTTGTTATTTGATGTTACATCAGTCCATGTTTCTGTTACATCAGAAGTTAATTCTGACCATGTTTCTGTTTCAGGTGATGTAATAATAGACCAATTAAATCCAATCGGTGAAGCAATACTTGTTGTTGTTGCTTGTGCTGTTGTTATTAACACAGGTGAAAAGATAGCACTTGGATTAGAGGTTGTCGATACACTTGTGCTAATTTCTTCAGGTTGTGCTGAAACTTCAAATGCTCCATTAGCAGTACTTGTTGCCTCAACATTAATTGAAGCATCATTGAATCTTGTGACGAGTAAATCAACATCAGCAATGGTGACTGCAGTTGATACAGCATCAGGAGTAGCAGGTCGAATACGAACATTATCCACAGTATCAATATTTGATACTGTACTAATAGAACTATCACCAAACTTTGTTACTTGAGCAACAAAACTAGCTATAGTCGCAATAGTTGATACCGAAGAATCTGTTAATCGTATTCTTGTTGAATCGACATTAGCGACAGTTGATACTGTAATAACTGCTGAAGGATTACCTGTTTCAATAACAGTAGGATCAACATCAGCAATCGTAGCACTTGTAGAAATACTAGCATCATTGAGTCTTGTAACAAGAACATCAACAGTGCCTATAGATACAGAAGTTGATACCGAAGCATCATTGGTAATTAAGAGACCACCAATCGCATTAACAGTAGCGTTAGTGCTAATACTACCACCATTCTCTCTAAGAGTGGTAGTAGCATAATTAGCAGAATCTAAAGAGTAAGGTAGGCTATCTAAATCTCCTAGTAGAACTAGGTTATCAATACTTGTTCCTACATTACCATAGTCAAAAAAACCACTGCCATCATAGGCAGTTTTTGTACTAGTCCATACACTAGAATCTAAACTTACAGGTAAGCTATCAAGCGTACCGAAGTTATCTAGTTGTTCTAATGTTAATGGGCCAGAAGGCATTAAGCAGCTGTGATGGTTAGATCACCAGATGATACTTTAAATACGTCTCCCGCTTCAATAGTTTTAGATGAAGTAAATGCTCCGTAAAATAGTAAGTTACCAGCTGAAGAAGCATCAAAGATACCAAAGTGTGATACAGTACCGAATCCACCACCTGTAGCTTGATCGAAAGTTACATCGGCATTACTAGAAATAGATCCACTAGAAGCAGAACCAAAAGTAATGGCTTTTCTAACATAGGCAGTTCCAGAGGTAGAAACTTCTGTACCAGAAGCATCGTCTGCTGGATTGCTAGTAAACAGGGCTAGATAGACAGCTGCAGGAGCAGATGTACTAGCAGTTCCTGTAAAGTGATCGAGAAATTTATTCTCTAAGTAGTCTGACATTGCTGACATTTTTTATTCTCCTTTATGGGTTTGCTGAGTCTGTTTTCATAGCAAAAGCAGTACGACCAGAATATCTGCCTTGCTCATCGTCTCTATTTATTAATTGTACAGCTTCATTATACAATGTTAACCATGTAGGTAATCGTTCATCGTTAATGATATAAGGTTGAGCTTCCACCAAAGCACCATACAAATAAACTTGTGGGTAGTTAGAAAGAATATAATTAGTGGTATTAGAATTAGATAATGCTGGTATTTTACCAAAGTAAGATAATTTTAATGTATAGGTACTATCAGGAATAGGATTTAATTTAATCTCATTACCCATAATTGTATATTGTTGGGGTGTACCACTAGAATCTTTTAGGTTGTTTAATTCAATTTCTGTAGGGTTAACATAATCTAAAATGGCGTTAGGATTACTGTCAACAAAGAATTGTACCATTTCTAAAAAGTCACTAGGCAAATCAATAAAAGCGTCACTAGCTGTTGTGGTTGTTGAAACTCTTTTCTGCATCACACGTAAACGTAAGATACGATTTAACTTAGATTCTGCTAATGTAATAAAATCAGGAATAACCGAAGTTAAATCAGATCGATTCAAGTAATTAGCAATACTTGTTTTGAGTTCTGTGTATGATGTTAATGCCATTAGATTTTCTTATCTGTTACCTTTAAATATTTATTGTCTGGATCATTTAAGAAACGAGCAAAAGCTACACGATCTTGAACTTTGCCTGTCTTAGAGATAATCCCTGTTTTTTGCATATTATAAAATACTGTTAAAGGAATACTTGCAACATACTTAAAATCTTTATGTTTGTTGATGTCGTGTTTTTGTAATTCCTTATTACGATCTATAATCGGTTTTGCATCAATCTTATCCTCGATGTAATATTTATCCGCAGCTTCATCAATATAGAAGTTACTTTCAATCACATCACCAGGATTGGATAGTTTTAATTTTTTAGCCATTGATTGCTTTGTTAATCATATCTTGAATAGCGTCTTTTTGATTACCTTTAGTTTTCATCATTCTATTAGCTTTAGGCATATCTCTTTTGCTAATCTTGGCTTTACCGCCAGTGTGTGGGCCATCTTGCATTACAGCAGATTTCTTCGAACCTTTTTTGTAAGATGCACCTTTATCAAATACTTTCATTGTTGCTCCTTTGTTTTTAGTAGGGTGGGGGAAAATCCCCCTACCCTTTGATTATACTATATAACTTATGAAGTTGTACAGTCAGCTACAAGTCCAGAAGAGTCAGCATTTCTAGCAACAAGAGTGTACTCAGCTAAGAGTAGTCTCTTATCGTTATCACCAGAAGATGCTAAGTCTTTTGTCTGGAAAGGGCGAAGGAAAGCACACTCGAACATGTCGGATTGCAATACAAACGCATCTCTTTCTCTTTGGAATCGGTTAGGCACTACGCTTAACTCACCAAAGTCTGATACATAAATATCAGCAGTAGCAACGATAGTTCTATCTTCCACGTTCTTGTACTTAGTAGCAGAACCTGTGAAGCCTGAGAACTTCTGTTTGTTGAATGGGCCAACCATAATCATATCTGGATCGCCACCATCTTGATAACACTCAAGAATTACTGCCTTCAGATTATCTTCTGAGAAAGCAACAAGTGTATCAGCATCAGTAGCAGTATCAGATCCGTCACCTGTAGGATCAGCACCAGCTGTTGATGAACCCGCAGAACGGACTGCGTTAGTTAACCATGAAGGTAAACCAGCAAGAGTTCTTGCAGTTGAAGCGTTACCAGCAGAAGCAGCTTGGTTGTTAGTTAAGATTGACTCCATGTCTCTCTTTAACTCTTTACCCATTTTTGCTAGTTGGTATGCTAGTTCGTCATTTCGACCTGCTGAGTTAACAGCACTGTTTGTTCCAGATACAACAACTGTCTTTCTTGAAATCTGACAGTAGTTTTGTACTCTGGTTGTAGCAGCTCTTGAATCAAAAGATGCAACATCGTCACCTTCGACTTGTGCGTTAGATGTTGATGCAGCAGCTAGTGAATCTTTCTGCCATTCGTGTTTTACTTGATCCGCAGTTCCTTTAGCAATGTTAGTCATAAAAGGAGTCTCAGTAGGACTGATTGAATAAATTACATCCTCGAGATCTTCTCTTATACCAACTCTGTTATGGGCGGACACTGTATTTGTAGGTACAGCCATTTTAGTCTCCTTTATTTAGTTGTTTATAAGAATTGCTTTAAAACATTAGCAGCATCTCTCATCGATCCTGTTTGTTTTAAGCGAGATTTTAACGACTTGGCTTGTTGACTGTCTTTGTTGATTGTCTTTTGTGTTCCACTACGTACCATCTTCGGTACAGGTTTGGACTGTTTCGCAGAGATTTTTGAGTTCATCATCTTATCATAAAGCATCGCTTTCTTGGCAATCACGAATGATCGATGATCTACCATCATGTTCAACTCTTGATCTGAGTAGCCTTCTTTTTTAAGATAACTCGTCATATCTTTGCGTAAGCCTTCACCTTTAACAGGATCAACATATTCAGGCTCTTTTTCAGCAAGCAGTTTTTTTTGTTGTTCCAAGTATTGATTGAATACTTTGGTCTGCTCTTGCTGTTGCTCTTGAATAGCACGTTGACGTTCTGCCTTAATGGTTTCTAACGCTTTGGATTTATTCTCAACTTCAATCTTTTTGCGATGATATTCATCGGGATCAGTTTCATATAACTTTGCCCAATCAATGTTCGCATCAGGTTTCATTGAGTTTTCAATCTCACTTAGACGTGTCGCATAGTCTTGTCGTAATTTTGCCACCGCATCAGACTCGGACTTCGCTCTGTTGACTTCCTCTTCTAAGAGTCGTCTTTCATCAGCTAGTTCCATTGTCTTTCTTCGATAGTCTGCATCTCGTTGATAACCAGACATGAGTTCATCAAGGGTAACTTCAACAGGTTTGCCATTTACTTTGATTTCGTATTTGGCTTCCTCTTCTTGTGCCTCTTCACTATAGTCCTCAGTTAGATCTTCGGATTGACTTTGTTCTTCAACTTCCCCAGTTTCTACTTCACTCTCGTTAGCCTCGTAAGGCTCGTCTTGTGTTGCTTCGACTGATTCTGTTGTCTGCTCTTGGCTCTCGTCTGTGGCGTTTAACAAGTTGGCAAATGCAGATTGTGCTTGATCTACAGTATTGTAGATAGGTTTAGATTCCCCATTGGGATTATCTATCATGGTATAATTACCTTTCTTTTATGATTATTATTTGAGTTGTTCAGAAGCTAGTTTTCCAGTTTCCATTTCTGAAATTAACATTGCTTCGAACTCATCGATAGCCTTGACTAGGAAGAATATTTTTTCACGACCTTCAACGTCTCTCAGGGGTGAGTTCTTCCATTCAGTGTCAAGTTTATTCCTGATTGCTTTCAAGGAATCTTGTAATAGAGGATTTTCTAAAATGTCTTTAGCTTGTTGTCCTCTAGAAATTTGTTTTTGTAAATCCAATTATTTACCTTTTGTTGCTAGTTTTGTTCCAAGTTTTTTAGCGGCTTTTTCAGCTCTACTTTTTGCACTAGAATAATCTCTACCTGGAGGGCCAGATGCTCCTGTACCTTTTTTAGGAGTTTTGTCACTTGATCCAAATGATATTGATATTTTAGGTTCTGGTAAAGTATATCCAGGTCTAACGATACCTGTAGGAACAGAGGATTCCGCAGTCGGTTGGACTATTGGGCTAGGTTGTGTTGGTGAACCAAATGGATTAAAACCACCACCTTCAAATCTAGGAGTAGTAATAGTTTCTGTATAACTAGGCCCTAAACCAAGAGCATTTAATAATCCCATAACTGGAGAAAATTGCATCCCTTTTCTAAATAGATCTCCTATAGTGCTTCCTATAGTTGGTTGATATTCATCTTGTGCTGCGAATCTCATTAATTCTGTATTGACAGTTGGTGTTCTGTATTCTCCATAAGGAACATTAGGATCACCTTGTGCCATACCACCAGCCATTGGTAAATAAATATCACCATAGTATGGACTTTCAAAAGGTGTCGTATCTCCACCATCTCCACCACCTCTATCAAACATAGTATCGGGTTGACAGACACCATCAATTAATTGATATCCAGGTGGGCAAGGATCAAAAGTTTCTTCAGGTGCTTCAGTAGTAGGAGTAGTCTCTAATTGAGGTAGAGGAAATCTTGCACCTTCAGGTAATTTACCAGCAGCAATCTGCTCTCTCCGAATATCATAAATAGGATTATAGTAAGGGCTAGGAGTATAGTCCATTGATTGATAAGGAGCATTATAAGCACCCTTTGTATATTGGTCAATTATTGCTTGGTATCTAGGATCGTTTCCTATCATCTCATTCCTCTCTTAATTAAGGCTTCTTGTATGTCGCCTTCGTTTTTTATTTTTTCTCTTTCGATGTCAGCCATAATCTTTTCTCTCTTCAGAGCGATATCAGCTTCTAATTTTTGTTGTTGTAGTTGAATATTTGCCATTGCTTTTTGACGTTCTAATTCAAGTTCTTGCATTGCCACACCCACTAATGGATTTTGTTCTGGTTGTTTAGGTGGTGGTGGTGGTACGTTAGCAGGATTGATGAAGAACTGTTCTGGTGATTTATAACCCGCAACTTCGACAATCTTAGAAATAGTATTGTAGATTTTGTTTGCATCTACTAATGTACCCATTCCCCCCGCTTGAATTAATTTTTCTTGGATTGCTAATATCTGAGCCAAAGCAGCATATCGTTGTTCGGGATCAGCATTACCTAATCCTACAGTAATCGTTAAGTCCATGTTAGATACCCATGAACGAGGATCAACAGGAATATATTTTCCTCTCAGTCTCACAATACGAGCAGCATCTTGATACTTCACTACATTAGCATAGATCAGTTTAAACATATCTTTAACACCCGTCTCAGCAAAGACACGTGCAATCATTTCAATACGCTGGGTTGCAGCGTTCATTAAGGCTCTTGTTGAAGCAGCAGTGGTATGTGACTTTTGAATTAAGTCTGGATCTGCACCCATTTGTGTTCTACTAACACCAGTGCGTTGTTCTTTAATTTGATCGACTTTTTCCATCATGCTTAAACCTTGGTTTAAGAAGTTAGGAGTAGGAAAAGGTTGAACTGCATTAGGTGATTTGACACGAACAATACCACCAGGTCGAGAAGTCAGTAAGTCGTCTAAGTTAACTTGTCCATCCGTTACAATAGTACGGGCATTGTTTTGTAAGTACATATTGTCGAGTGTTTGTCTTAACACTGTGGTTTTAATTAACTGTAAATCTGCTGTTAAATCAGTAAGGGATAAACCAAAGAATCGATGTGGCATCGGAATTGGAGTGAGAGTTGCAAAAGGAATGTGGTCGATTTCTTCGTTGTCTAAAATCTCATAACCTTGACCAGCCACTGTAATCTTTCTTAACTCAGCAACACCATCATCATCAGAATCCACTCGCATATAACATTCCGTCACCATGACCTCTTCCATTGTCGGATCGGCACTACTCTGTTCATAAGGAGCTTGATCGTCATAAATTCTTCTGGAAGTTTTTTCTTCGTTGTAAACTTGTTCATCAAACGCAGGTAAAGACATCACCACATCACGATCAAAACCTTCTCTTACTAATTGTGATCTTGTCTTAGTCACACGATGTCCAATGAAATCTGCTGTTTGTAAATCTTTTGCTTCTCTCGAGATGAGCATCTCTTCGGGGGGTACGTTTTCTATTTGAACTTTACCGACAGTCTTTTTTCTCTTGACTTCACAATCATAGAATATTTGTTGAGAGAGTTGGGGGTTGCCCATCTCATCCATGACTTCTTCTTCCATGATGTTTTCTGTTTTAGAAATTAACTCTACTTCATCATTGGCAAGAAGAGATTGATATTCGATCTCTGTTAAATTTTCGTATGTTTCTTTTTTCTCTTCAATGGCTTCATTCCAAAAGACTTTGATAAAACCATTTTTTTGAATAAGAGCATCTTTAAACCAAGTATGCAATGTCATAAAACCAGGATTATCTTTCATTAAGATATGGTTACAATAATCGGTAGCTTGTTCTGCTGTTTCGATATCTTCAGGGCCGACAGGTGTAAACTCAACAATCGATTCACCCGCAGTAAAAATTCTCATTAAAGAAGGCAGCACACTTTCAACAACTTCTAAGGTGTCTTGAGAAGTAACTTGAGATCGACCTTCGACTTCATTACCATAAGGTTCACCTAAGTAATATTCTAAAAACTTTCTTCTTTGTTCGGTAAGTTTGCCACCATAATATCCCAAAGAGTTATCGATCTCTTGGGAGATCATCGCTTTTAATTTAAATTCATCCATTATACAATTCCTATAGATTTATATTCGATCTTTCTGCTCCATTGTTTTGTTTCGTTTAAACCGACTGCCATATAACGAAAAGCATCTGCTGCGTGAGATGTCCAATCGTGTTGCGGTCTGTTTTTTGTTTCACCTTTATCGTTTGTTGCCCATCGATATTGTCTCAAGGCATCTAATCCATCTTTTGTTGTTTCGTAATTAAAGTAACATCTAGATAATATCATACGTACTGCATTAATTCCGTCATCCACCGACATTTTCGGTACAACGGATGTCGTCAATCCCAGTGATTGAGCTATCTCTAATCTTGATTTACCTGTTCCCAGTTCTCTCACAGAGGCATCGTGAGGGAAATAATGGGTATCGTAGTTATATCCCTTGTCTCTGATAATTGTTGCATAATATTCTAGACTTTCCCCAGAATCTTCAAAATAGTCAATAACGTGTATCGCATGGCCCTTCTGTTGAACGAACCAAATCGCTGTTTTATCAGCCATCCCCAAATCCCAAAAAGTATCAACAGGTATAGTGCTATCATAAGGAATCTTCGTTACTCTACTTTCATCATCACATTTTGCTAATCCTTGAGAGTAAATCGCTCCTATGGCATTAGATTCAAAACTACATTCATATTCTGCCTCATAGATCTCGGGTGGCATCATCTTCTTCGCTTCTTCTAGTTCGGAAGGCTTAATAATTCCTGTCTCAGAGGCTTTGTAAAGACCAGTAAACCACCCTTCGGTATGTTTACCATGATCGTATAACTGGTAAAAAGCATTATGTCCAGTGGGTGTACCAATCGCAATCATCCAACCTTCTCTATCCGATAAGGCAGGTCTAATCACTTCAGTCCAGATCTTCGGTGGCATTTGGGCCACCTCGTCTAGTATAACACCATCGATATAGAGTCCTTTCAAGGTATTTGGTCTTTCACAACCTAATAACTGGATTCTTCCACCATTCGGTAAATCGGCCCTTAATTCGGTCTCGTGGTACTCCATATTCGGTAAGACAGAGGTATAATACTTAAGATAATCCCAAGCGATTCTTTTCGCCATACTGTACGTAGGAGCAATATAATAATATCGAGGTCTTGGAAGTGGATTTTGTAAGCACTTCTTAATCAGTTCATTAATGGTGAGAACTGTCTTTCCAAATCTTCGATGACAGACTAAAACATTAAATCTTTGCATCCCCTGATGAATCTGCTGCTGCAGTTCACGAGGCTTATACGGGATTGTTATTTTTTTCACTTGGAATCTAGATAATCATTAATTCGGTCTATATCTCTTCCTTTGACCTGGCCTCTTCCTTTGGTATCAGAGGTTGATTGTCTGAGGGCTACATCCTCAAAATAGTTCAAAATTGTTTTCTTCTTTTCTGTTTTCTTTGCTTGTTTCTTTTTTTTCATAATGTTTTCCACATACAAAATAGTATGCTCCTTTATCGTTGATACCAAAACTACCATATTGATCGCAAATATAACACCTTCGGTACTTGATTTGTTCTTCGTGACTCCAGTTAAAGACTTGGTGACTATTATATCGTTTCAAAATACCCCCAAAAATCCATTTTAAAGACCATACAGCTATATCTTACCAAAATCCGTAGAGAATTACTACCCCCCTATTTTAGAACCCTTTATTATTTTGGGAAACCAAAAGCCGTAGAGAGTTGGTTTTGTGTTGAATTGGGATGTATATATATAAATATTTGTGGCGTGGGGGTGCTCTAGTTCTCTAAAATACTCAAATATATGGCTATATTAGTTATATAGCGGTAGGGTAGGGGAGATATTATATTGTTGCATAATATATCTTAGAAGAACTAGGCAAGATACCCCCCTACTATACTCTTAATTATTGTATATATAGGGCTATAAAAGGTTTTATTTCATTTCTTATATAGGTTTTATGTCTAAATTTGAGTTTTATATATAACCCTCAATAATATTAAGCAATATCAACCATTTTATCAGATACCTGGATTAAGATCTCAATCTATTTCTATCTATATCTCTATTACTTCTCTATATGATTAATCTAATTGTATATTCTTTTATGGAGTAATTTGTAATATTTGGAATGGAACTAACAAAGACTATTTTGATAGTTCTTTCTATATCTCTAATAAAAGATCTAGCCCCGCCAACAAGCTATTATTAATAGATAATTAGGTGCGACAGTTTGATACATTTTTTTATTTATTTTTTTTAAAAATTATGGTTTAATCCTAATTGAAAGAGAGAAATAACAAATGAGTAATACTACTAGATTTATTGCACTAGAAAAGATTAGTGATAATAAATACAAAACAAAGAATAACGTTGTTTTTAATGTTGTTCAAAGCCCTGACAAATTAAATGTTCTTAGCTGGGAAAATTCTCCCGTTGTTGCTATGACATCTCAACCGCTCAATAGATGCCGTATTACAGATATAGACGGGCTTTTATGTTTGGTAATAGATGATAAGAACTATGAAAATTGTAATTATAATCGTAGTTTGTTATCTAATCATTATTCTGATGAAATGATTATTCAACAAGATCATTTATTAAATGAGGCGTTAAAACCAGATTTATTAAATTTATAAGTTTAAATGATAGCTCTTTCAATAGGGCTATCACTTAGGCTTATAGCTTAAGAGAATGCGAGAAATAACAAATGACTAAGAAACAAGAAAGAATAGAAGCTATCCAAAGGCTTCAAGAAGTACTAAAAAAAGGTGACACGCTTTTTACTCAATTAGAGCATGTTTCACAAAGCGGTATGACTAGACATATAAAAGTAAGACAATTAAAGAATGATAGGCCATTAAATTGGACTTATCTCGTTTCAAAGGCTTTAGATTATAAAGTATCTGATAAGACTAATGGCGTAATAATTGGCGGCTGCGGTATGGATATGGGCTTTCATTTAGTCTATACGCTTTCAAGTGTTCTTTTTAATGACGGCTACGCCTTAAACCATGAATGGCTTTAATATGTTTATGCAAGGATTAAATGGCCTAGACATAATTCTAGTAGTTCTTTTTATTTATATATCTATTAAACTTATAAAGAGATATAAGAAAGAAAGCGAGGGCAAGAGATGACCATATATACAAAAAAATATGAACTTGTTAAATGGTGTGAACTAGATCAAAAAAGCATCAAAAAAGCCGAGATTAAAAAAACTAAATTAGAAAATCAGGGCTATACCTTAGTTAATACCATTGCGGGATTAATTAACAGTTCATTAGAGTATAAGAAAGCGGGCCAATAATGAAACAATTAAACTTATTATATCGTAAAGTAATGTATTTCTTTTCTAAGAAAGACATTGAGGCAATCTTAAAGTACGATCCATTAAATATCTTACAAGAAAGCGAGGGCAAGAGATGAAAGAAGGCGATTTAAGTACATGCTGCCAGGCTATCACTAGATTATTGATAGATGAAGATCAACAATGGCAAAATGGCGAAGAACCAATTTTAATTTGCTCTGAATGTGGAGCGGAAAGCGAGGAATAAATGTTAACTTTTAAAAAGATCTTTCATTATTACGTATTGCATGAGGGAAAGAAAATTCGTTATCATGTAATAGAGTTCTTAGACGGAACAAAACAGCTGTTCACTGAAACAGATTGGCAAGAGTTAAAAGAACTTACTAAATAAAGTTATTGTAAAGCTCTTTCAGTAGGGCTTTACACTAGCTTTATGCTAGTAGAAAGAGAGAAATAAGATGTTAACTTTTGACAATGCTAAAATAATCCAGGTAAGTGAGGAAACTAGGACTTACAACAAGAAAACAAAGAAATTTGTTGACTTAAAGAAACCTAAAATATCCCGTAAAGTTCTTTATGAGGGTAGTTTTTACGACTTAGGCGAACTTTATGAAAGTATAAAGTTTTTCACCGAGAAGAACTCAGGATATAAAGATAAAATAGAAGTTCAGTTTAATAGCTCTATTGAACTATGATAGAGAAAATATTAATGATCTCATATTACGTTGTTTGTATCTTGTTTTTGCTAGGCGTAATATATTCTTATATCAAATAATTTCTAAGGGCTAGTTTATCTGGCCCTTACTTACTCCACTCAATAGAAAAACTTTGATCTCCATTGGTGAGGGTAATTCTATCTTTGCTATCTCCCCACATGGTACTAGCGGAACGAGACGCTTGCCATTGAATTTGTTTTTGTAAAATCTCTAGGCCCTTAATGGTACTCATATTTAATTTAGTATCATTTTTGACTGACTCTTTTAAATCGTCTAATAGGATATTGTATTCAGATATTTTAAAATCCGCTCCAGCGTGGCGAGCTTGTTCGTAAGCCAATTTCATTTTATCATCATTAAAAACATGATTATAAAAGTTAGACCATGTTAAATTACATTTCTTAACCGCTTCAGTGGGATTAATTCCTTGACTAATTAAAGTAAACACCTGATCGATTAAAGTCTTGGTGTACTTAACAGGCCTTCCCGCTTTTTTAGTGGATGGTAGTGTTTTGGTTGGCATCTATAAAATCTATCTCGTGTTCTCTAGAGATATCCTCAACAAAGTTTAAAGCATCATCTTTATAATGAAAATTTCCTACGCTGATTATAATGCTATAAGTATTATCAGGGTTTTGAAGCAACATAAATTTCTGTCGCACTAACATATCGTCTAATAATTTCTCTTTGTTTTTCATAATTATCTAATCTGGATATATAACTCTTTATTAATTTGTTTATCTTTCTTTTATTACTTTGTAGAAACTTGTATTTTTTCAAGACATAAGAGGGAACAAAGCCCGCCATTTGACATATAAATTGAAAGTCTTGATTATATTTTTTTAACCATTTTTGAGCTTCAATTTTGTCTTTATTGTTGCCAAATCTATTTTTATAAAATGGATGTGTTGATATTCCTAGTGCGTCTAAAAAGTGTTGTATAATGATTTCTTTATAAAGTTCTTTAGACATACGAATACCATTCTATTAATAGTATATCACAAGTGTCGTAGGTAAAAGGCGAATAAAAGGCGAATATTTAAATTTCGTAATAATCACATAATCTAAACAATCCTTTGCGAAAGTTCTTTATATGCGACTTAGCGGGAGTATTATTAACAATAACTTCATAGACAATAGAGGCATACTCACCCGCTTTTTGTAAAGCTCCCTTGACTCTATCTTGAGCACCTAGTTTAGAGATAGCAGATTTATCACTATCACCAATTATTTTTTCTTTAACATAATCAAAAGTGACTCGAGGATAATACCCAGCATAATAAACATCTTGTTGTAGTCTTAGACCAGCATTGTAAAGGTCGTTGTTTAGGTTGTGATTATCTGGATAGAGCAAATGATTATTATAATAGTAATCAAATATATCAGCGTGTCGCCTACGGACTCTTTTGTAGGCATCTTCACCCTTTTCAACTTTAGGTATTTCGATATAAACTTCTTCAAAGTCTGGTAATCGATAATACCTACCACTAATTTCAACAATCTCTTGACCACCAAAATCAGATTTTTTAGATTCCATAAGCAGATTTTACAGGATCAGTTTCAAAATAATCATCATTAAAATCTAGTTTGTTGATGTTATCGACAATATCCACCCATTCAGGTTGTAAATCTTCAGTACCAATAAAACCTTCTTTAACTAATTGATATAAACAATTATAGTTCATTTTGGGTGATCTTCTAAATAAAGATTCCCCCCACTTAACAACCATGTGAGCAAGTCTATATTTGTGATTAGCAAGAGGTGAGAGATCATTTTCTAGCCAATATTCCTCACCATATTTTTCTTTCATTTCTTTGTAAGTGACCTTTGTTCTTTTCTTGGGTAAAATTACCATGCTTCTTTATACTCCCTTTCTTCTTGATTAGAACTTATCCTAAAAGTCTCGGCTCGTATATATCTTTCTAAGGCTTTGGCAAAATTTCCATTTTCTTTGGCTTGTTCTATTTGATATCCCTTCCAATTTTTGCGGACTAATTCCTGATCTTCTTTACAAAGGGATTTGTACAATTTAAAAGAACTAGGTTTATTACTTCGAGTTCTATTCTCTATTGATAGGCTTTTCCATAAATCTTCAAAATCATCACTGTAATTTGTTATGGTACGTTGCTTTTTAATAACACCATTCCCTTTATTGATATTATTATCTTTCTCATCCTCTGAAAGAGGATATATATTATTATTATATATAGATTTAGATATAGACTTAGATATAGATATAGAGGCTTCACTTTCGCTTAAGCGTTCGCTTCTAATTCGCTTAGCGTTCGCTTCCCCACCCTTTTTACCATTTAATTTATTGATTTCTGTTGTTTCTACTGCTCTAATATATTCTTCTCTTAGACGTTTTTGATAATATTGATCGTTTTCTTTAATCCAATAGAGTTTAATAATCTTTTCTATGGCCTCTTTATTGCCATTTCTTGTTAGACTGACTATAAAATCTATATCGTCAGGTATATATCCTTCCCTTGACCATGCAAAAAATATTAATCTAAAATAAATTCCTAATTCCTCGTCACTAAGGAACGAAGTATCAGAATTAAATGCGTCTATCCATAAGTTCATTTTTGGCATCTTGCTCATTCTATCATTATCCCTTCTTTACTCGAACCTGGTGTGAAATAAATCCAACCCCTGTTCTTTAACTGCTGCATTAATTTATAGATTGTAGAAGTAGAATTGCAACCATAAATTTGTGCGAGTTCTTGATAGGTCGGTTTATTCCCATAGTCAATAAAGCTACAGAGAATACGATAGAAATTCTTTTGTTTGTGAGTTAAGGGTAGCTTCATTAAGAAGCCACCCTATTATTAAGGAAGAAATGCCAAGTGTGGATGTTTCGATTGCAAGAGAAATAACTAGGGATTTTTATACTTATATATACAGTTAATATATATTTGTATGTTGAAACACCCACACAAGAAGAATGTATATATTATTTAATTAAAATCAACTACTTTTTTTTCTTGGAATTTGTGGATAAATCTTTTATTGTTTTCACAAAGGAGACAAATATGAGAATTAGAGAAATACCAGAACTCAACATCATTAACGACATTGTTCAGTCTTACGCTAAAGAGAGCAATGAAAATTATTTAAATGGCAAAGACAAAATAGATTTTACTTCTGACATAGGATTATCTTCTGTTATGGATAGCCCTTTAATCAAACTACTAAGAAAACAACATCCTAATATTGAGAGTAGCACTTCCGATCATTTAGACGTAATGATTGGTGACTTTGTTCACAACGAGGTACAAAGAAAGATTAGAGAGACAAAAACAAATGTTTATATTGAACACCCTCTACCGATTAAAGTAAAAGGCGAACTAGGTGATTGGACTCTATCAGGTCGTATTGATATTTTAGAAATGATTTCTGACAAAGAAGTAAAGATCGGAGATATCAAAGCGACTAGTGCGTATCAAGTGCAAACACTTCGCAAAGAGTTAGCTAAATTCAAATGGTCAGATGATTGGAGAGATTTAAAACATAAATACTTTTATCAACTCAATGCTTATGCTGAAGGAATGAGACAACAAGGACATGATGTCAAAGAATTATATCTTTTGGTTTACTGTAAGCATTGGACAAAGAGATTATCTTATGAAGATAACTTTCCTAAATATCCATTTGACTATATGGAAATTCCTATTTTAAAATCTGAAGAGATACAAGAATACTTAACTGAATGTGTGAATAGACACCAGGCACAAGACTTTGGTTATGATGAACATAATGTGTTGCCTTCTTGTAGTAAGAAAGATTTATGGTTAGACGAACATAAAGAATGGGCAGTTATGGTCAAAGGAAAGAAAAGAGCAGTAAAACTATTTGAAAAAAAATCAGAAGCGGAGAGCTATGCTGAGTCTATTGATAAGAGTTTTATTGAACATCGACCAATGGGATTACCGATGAGATGTAAAGAATATTGTCTTTACAATCAGGTCTGTCCACAATATTCTAAATTAAAACAAGAGTTAGGAGTTAAAGATGAATAAAAGAATATGGGATAAATTCTGTACCACAGATAAAAATTTCACCAAACCTTTTAGTAAGTTCGGCATGAAGCTAACAACAACTGATCCAATGTATCAAATTATGAAGATGACAGATCAGTTTGGGCCTGTAGGTGAAGGTTGGACTTATGATGTTAAATACATTTATACAGAACAGAATGTATTTGCAGAATTAAAAATAGGTTGGAGAGAAGATACCAATAAAGACTTTAATTGGTATGGCCCAATATCAGCAGTGAATCCGTTATACAAATCTAACAATTCACTAGATGATGAAGCACCGAAGAAAGCAATGACAGATGCTTTAACCAAAGCAATGTCTCACTTAGGTATGTCAGCAGATATCTTTTTAGGGAAATTTGATGACAATAAATACGTAGAAACAAAAACAAAGGAGAACGATATATGAGCGATACACTATGGCTTAATTTATTCAAAGCAAAAGAAAATGAATATGGGATTGTTTATGATAACAACACCCTTGTTCTTGAGGAAGATTTCACCTTTAAGGCGGGAGTTCCTTATAAGATTTCATTAAGTAAAAAAACTGCTGAGTCAGGAACACAGTATGTCAGTATTCGTGCTGTTGTGAATGATTGGGCAATCGATAACTTAGATAAGTTTGCTCACTTAAAACACATGCACAAAGCAGAAAAACAAGTAGAAGTAGCAAAGCAGAATAATAACAGCAACGATATTGATTTCTAAACTAGACATTGTTAAGGATAAAAAATTCCAACAATGGGTTTGTGATACCAAGCCTTGTTATATGTGTGCTGTCGTGAATGGATTTCAAAATTTTTCACAAATACAGTTTCATCATTTGCAAGGCAAGTATCGTTTAGGAGCAATGATTAGACAAGATTCCAAAGGAATCCCTCTATGTTTCCCATGCCATAATCTGTTTACCAAAAGAGGTGAACGTTTGGTGTGGGAAGAGATTGGAGTCGATCCAGGTATTTATGCAGATGAACTTTGGGATGAATGGCAAGAAAGGAAGAAATGAAATTATTAGAATTTACAAACAGTAGAGATCTAAATATGTGTATCCATTTAGAATATATGGATGAAGAAATAATTATTACTGATGGATACATTTCAAGATTTAGAAGTTTAATTCAAGCAAAGGAATATTTAAAACATCAAATTGATTATGCTTTTAAAATGGAAGATACAGATTTTGTTTGTTTAACAGATCATACAAAAGGAATAAAGAAACTAGAATTATACGAGGATGAAATAACAGAAGAATCTAAGCAAGCATACTTTAAAACGATAGATAAGTTTAATCCCGCCAATTTAGAAGAAACTTATGATCTTCTCTTAAAGGATGTTTTTCCTTTAGAAACTGAAGTTATGAAAGAAATATTTACAATAGAAATCAATGATGTTTTTTACTCAGAGAATAATAAGTTAGCTGTATTTTTTGATAATTATTGGAAAGAATATATATCAGACAAAGATGCCAATGCACGTTTTATTGATGAAAAAACAAGTCATAGAGAAAAATGTCATTTTTTACAAGTCTTTATGATTGAATATTCTAGATCTAGAATAGAACATATTAGCAGAATAGATAGAACTGTAGATTTCTTACTAGAAGATATTGCCCACACAAATTTAAATGAAGGCAACTATTTTATTGCAGACGTAAATAAAAAACTTGCATGGTATTTTGACAGCGAAGAAAAAATTATAGAAAACTGGGAGTAAAGAATGAAAAAAGTAGAAGTAAAAAAACTATGGAATGGGAGAGTATCGTTGAGGGATTATATTGTTGATGATGCTCTCAGTAAACAACAAGGCATTAGAGTTAAATACAAAGATGAAATGATGATGCTATCACCAGGTCAACTAGAAAAAAAATTTAGTATGACCGAATGTATATCTCGATATAATGGAAAGAAATATAAACTATATGATTATGTTTGGAATCCAGTCAATAAGAATCAAAGGGAGTTAATATGAAAAAAAAAGAACCAGATTTAAGTGTAGAACTAATAGATCTTCATAAGACACTACAGATTATCTATCACAAAGGCTATCTAGCTGGATTAAAAGAAGCATTAGAAACAATGAAGGACACTAAAGATGAAAAGAAAACCAATATTTGAATATACCGATAAAAGAGTATCGGATCGATATGCAGAAGAAGAAAGACAAAGGCTTAGAGAACGAGACAAAGCAGAAGAAAAAATGGGCCATAATTATTTTACCAACAACAAAGGAGAAGTAGATGAAACTAGAAGAACTCATTAAAAACGCTGATAAAGTAATGGATTTAAAACAACTGAACACCATTATTGATAGACCTCGTCAAGGTAAGATTTATGTTTACCATGATGGAGTGGTGGCAACAGATAAGACTCGTAAAAAAGATTTAGGGGGATTGTCTTTTATGGTTCAACGCCTTGCTGAAAGGAATGAACTAATGCCATTTCAAAAGAAAATAAGAAATGACAAATACATCTATTTTTTCGTCAGATGATTTTAAAAAGAAAGAATGTTTGGTTTGTTTGCGAAAGTGGACAAAAATAATGATGATGCAATTAGATACAACTAAAACTAGATTTTTATGTATTCGTTGCTACAATAGGAGTGGAAAATGAGCTTAGCAGAAATCAATAAAGACATGAACCAATTACTCCAAGACTTTCGACAGTCAGGAGAAGTATTGGCCGAAGCAGATGCAGCAGAAAAATATGGGGAGAACATGATTAGTGTAGTTCGAGCCAGAATAGAAACAGAATTTATGGATCAAGGAAAATCAGCAACAGAAAGTGAGAAGAGAGCAAAAGCAGATCCTCGCTTTAAAGAATATCTTAAACAATACAAAGAAGTTAGATATAATAAGATGAAAGCACAAGCTGTTCACGAAGATAATCGTAATCGTATTATGTTTAAGATGTCCATGAACAAAGCAGTCATGGAAGAAATGAAGTTTAGTAGATGATAGAAATTCTACAAGGTAATTGTTTAGATAAAATAAAAAACCTAGAAGATAATTCAATAGATTGTGTTGTTAGTTCTCCCCCTTATTTTGGTTTAAGAGATTATGGTGTAGAAGGACAATTTGGTTTAGAAAAAACATATCAAGAATACTTAAAAAACACAGTTAAAGTTTTTGAAACATTTAAACCTAAATTAAAAGACACTGCTACTATTTGGTGGAATGTTGGTGATAGTTACTCTTCAGGAAGTAGGAAAACAACAACTTTACAAAGTGTTAGAAAACCAAAGTCTCAAGAAATAGAGAATAGCAAACAAAAGTATTTGGATGGTTTAATTGTTAGACCACCTGTACAAGAAGGAATTAAAGAAAAAGATTTAATGATGATACCTAACAGAGTTGCGATAGCTCTACAAGATGCTGGCTGGTATATTAGATCAGAAATAATTTGGCACAAACCAAATCCAATGCCTGAGAGTGTTAGAGATAGGCCTACTTCTGCACATGAAAAAATATGGTTGATAACCAAATCAAAGAATTATTATTACGATTCAAATTCTATTAAAGAACCTTTATCTTCAAACTCAGTTAAAAGATTAACACAACCTAATTTAATAAACCAACTAGGATCTAAAAGAGGAAATGGTGGAATGAAGTCTAATGGGAATATGAAAGCCGTAGGAGAACTAACAAAAAGAAATAAAAGAAATGTTTGGACAGTTACTACTAAACCATTTAAAGAAGCTCACTTTGCTACTTTCCCACCTGATCTAATAGAACCATGTATAAAAGCTGGTTGTCCTAAAGACGGAATTGTTCTTGATCCTTTTGGTGGTTCTGGAACAACAGGATTAGTTTGTAAGAAACTAGGAAGAAAAGCAATTCTTATTGAATTAAATCCTGATTATATTAAAATAGCAAAAAAAAGAATTGGTAATATTTTATGTTAAAAATTTTAGTCGTTAATCCTCTTATACTTGTACACTCTCTCAACTTAGTGTAGGGCGTTGATCGCCCTGCACATCTACTCTTCCTTTACAACACAGTAAATCCCACACTGAATATGGTATATTCTTTGTCGAAAGGATGTACGAATATGTTTAACATAACCAAAAGAGCAATGAATCACTTTTTGAATTTCTTTAACAAACCTGATCCCGATGAAACTATCAAAGATTATTGTCAGGCAGAATACAAAAAAGATTGGTATGCAGCTTACATGACCTATAAAGAAGAAGGAAGATTCCCTAACTTTATTAGAAGAACTCTCTAGCCTTTTAAGGCTTCCCCAACGATTCTAGCTTCGATGACATCTTTGCAAACAAAAGCACTGATTGTCTCGTAGCCTAGACTCTGGGCAGCAATACATCGATTGTTGCCAATCTCGACTATATTATTAAAGACTGTAATCGGATGTTGTAATCCGTTTTGTTTGATGTCCTCTTCTAAATCTAAGGGATGAGTAGGGGGAGTTATTTTTAAATCTTTTAAAGGGAGTTGTTTGACGTTGAATTGTTTACCCTCATACCAATAATTAATCATGGTGGACAAAAGATGATTACGAAACATTTATTCCTTGAAAGTCATCATAGTCTCTGAGTTCTTTTCCGATTCTATTTGCATCATCAAAGTCTTGAGCGACTATACAATCTATATCTGTAGCACCTAGCTCTAAGAGAGCTAGATATCTATTGCGACCTACCTGTATTCGATATGCACCTGGCACTGCTTGGTAAACCACCAACGGGTTTTGTAGGCCTCTTTCTATTATATCATTCTTCATTCCTTGTAGAGGAGAACTAGGATAGTCATCCATATACAAGTGACAAGATTTGATTAATTGAGGATTGTGTTTTCTGTTAATTGATTGGAAGATCATAAGACATCTTCTAATAATCCAGCTTGGACACAAGTAAACTTTAGTTCCGTATCTTTTAAATCAGATAAATCAGATCTCGCTAATTGATAATATTCATTACATTCTTGATAAGTATCAAAGATAACCTCTGAACCCATGCGAACACATTGTTTGTCGAGTCCTGTACCGATACATACCCAACCCACTAAAAAGAATTTAAGCATCTAAAAAGTTTACCTTTTCGACACACTTTTTCAATATCTCTTGTTCTGAACCTTCAGTGCCTTTAATAGGATTACCATCTTTATCGAGCTCTATAGCACCATAAATAAGTATCTTTTGTTTATTCTGATCGTACCACCAACCTACTGATTTACAAACAGGCATGGGCCTCTTCATTGTTTCAGCTGAATTGCTCCATTCTCCAGAGGCTCTGCCAGAGTCCACCCAAGTTATTTCTACTAGCTGTAAGGGCTTCTTTTCGAGGTTTTTGGGCATCATTTACCTTGCCCTACATACTTCTTAAAACTTCTTTTCTTAGCTTTGTTCATTGTAGAAGTAGAAATACGACCATGACCAATAGTAGTTTTCTTTACTACGTGTTCTATATTAACTACATTGGTCTGTTTCTTAGCCATTACTTTTTCTTATAGTTCATTTTCTTGCCAGTCTTTTTGGCATACTTCTTTGCTTCTTCTTTTCCTTTTTTGGTATAAGCAAATTTCTTTGTTCCTACTTTAGGCATTGTTCCTATCCTTTCTTGAGTTGTTTGGAAATCCACATATTCTTGACTAGACTTGTTTTCTTTCCAAATTTCTTGTCTGCCTGTGTCTTTATGGCAGCGTAACCTTTTTTGTCTTTGATAGAGGATGTTTTTCCTTTGTATTTCTTTTCCCAGACGTTCATTACCATTTAACCTTATCTGCCCAATATGCTGCGGACATCTTTCCTTTAGCAATGTTTCTAGCATGACGGGCTTTAAAAGATTTACGTCTTGCTTTCTCAGATGCTGTTGTAGGGCTTTTACCAGCACCTGATACGCCTTGTTGACCAAAGCGAATGGTTTTAACTTTGTCACCTTCTTTAGCAACAACTACGTGTGATTTACTGGGGTGACTAGGTGTTTTTTTTGGTTTGTTAAATCCACTAACACCAGCACGTTTAAGTCTTGGATCTGCCATTCTTTTTCTTTAAAGCCTTTAAATCGGCAGCAGTAATCTTTTTACGAGGTGGTCTTACTGCGGCTAGTTTCTTTTGTTTCGGTGAGTATTTACTATAGGGCATTTTCTTTTAGTTTCTCTGATTGTTTAACTTGGTTCTCAAAGGCTTCGACTAATTCTTTGTCTTTAGCCATCTTCTCTTGGTACTTTAATAACTCTTGTTGATTCTTAATGATATCATCAAACGTCATCGTCATAATCTTTTGACGTAATTCAAATGCTCGTTCATGTCCTAGTTCGAGTCTATCAGTAAGAAACTTAATATGGATATTTCTTTCTTCAATGATCTTATCATTTTCTCTATTCTTCTTTTTTGCTTCTCTTAATTGTTTTTCTAGTTCTTTAACAGTGCTCATTGTTTACTCCTTATGTGTGCAACCTGCACAATCACAGTTTATACAAGTCATCTCACAATGACAAGAGCATCCACACTTTTCACACCTGGTCATTTGGTTAATTTTTTAACCTTTTCAAAACTAC